CAGGAATCAAACATCCAACTTTACATCGTTGTTGAAAACCGGGGCGGCCTAATCAAGGGTACACGCGACATTTACAATCCGCAGATAAACAGGCTCGAAGAATTGCATAATTGGAAAAACCCTAGATTATTCATTTTCCGCGCAGGCAAACAATTATATCCGACAGCGACACGCGGAATCACCTTGCAGAAAATCTGTCACACGATGCAGACGAAATACGGCGTAAAGTTTTTGTTTTGCAAGCCGGAAGAATCTGCTCCGCTGATTTTTAAGTTACTTACGAAAGGGGCGAAGATATATTGAGGTATGGCTTGCCTTATAAGGGGAGTAAGAACGGAATAGCCGAGTGGATTATCGAAAACCTTCCCCGCGCGGAAACTTTTGTGGATTTATTTTTCGGGGGAGGTGCGGTAACACACGCAGCGTTGTTGAGTGGTAAATACAAGAATTTTATCGCAAACGACATTGACGATAGGCTTGTTGAATTTTTCCGGGATTGCTGTTTCGGGAAATACACGGTTGAAAATCATTCGGAATGGGTAACGCGCGCAGAATTTAACGCAAAAAAAGAAACAGACGCATATATCGCGCTTGTATGGTCGTTCGGTAACAATGGCATTGATTATCTGTACGGCGCAGATATTGAGGAAATGAAACACGCTTATCACAACGCTGTATATTACGGCGATGTAGACGGTTTAAGGCAATTCGGAATAAATCTTAAACCGAGTGATAACGAAGATATATACGAACGGTATCTCGATTATCAAAGGCAGATTAAAACGCAAAAGCCAAACATCCAACTTGAAGATTTACAACGAAATTTAGAAATTGAGCGTTTACAGAGTTTACAGAGTTTACAGAGTTTACAGAGTTTACAGAGTTTACAGAGTTTACATTCTGATTACCAGAATGTAGAAACGCCGACAGGCGCATTGATTTATTGCGATCCGCCGTATAGTGGTACAAACTGTGGAAAGTACAAGGGCTTTGATTCACAACGCTTTTATGAATGGGCGCGAAAGCAGGAAAACATTTATATATCGGAGTACGATATGCCGAACGATTTTATCGTTGTCGCGGAAATCGAAAAGACTATTTTATCGATCGCGGATGGAAATTCGCGCAAAGCGACAGAACGGATATACACAAACGAAATTACTTATAACAAGTTGCCGGAAACTGAAAAAGCGCAGATACGGTTAAATATGGCAAGGCAAATGACACTATTTTAAGAGGTAGGCAATGCAGGAAGAAAGAGAACACAAAAAGAAAATAAAATGCGAAATTTACAACGATAGTATGCAGGGGTGGAAATGCTATCCGATACAGAAAGCGCAGCTAATAATTGCGGATGTGCCGTACAACATAGGCAATAACTTTTATGGCTCTAATCCTATGTGGTATAACGGCGGCGATAACAAAAACGGCGAGAGTAAACTTGCAGGAAAAGCGGCGTTTGCATCTGATTTTAATTTCAATCTTTATGAGTATTTTCATTTTTGCTCACAGTTAATGCGTAAAGAGCCGACAAGGGGGGGCGAAAGAGGCAAATCAAGCGAAGCCCCGTGTATGATCGTGTTCTGCGCGTTCGAGCAGATACCTGTACTAATAAACGCGGCAAAGAAGCACGGATTTACACACAACATTCCATTGATTTTTTGCAAGAATTACAGCCCACAGGTGTTAAAGGCGAATATGCGAATTGTAGGGGCGACAGAATATGCAATTTTGTTTTATCGTTCATACCTTCCAAAGTTTAGAAACAACGGGAAAATGATATTTAATTGGTTTGCTTGGGAAAAAGACGGTAAGGATATACCAAAGATACATCCGGCACAAAAGCCCGTTGCATTACTCAAAAGGCTTATAGAACTTTTCACCGACGAGGGCGACGTTGTGATTGATCCCTGTTTCGGTAGCGGCTCAACAGGAAGGGCTTGTATAGAAACGGGCAGGCAATTTTATGGGTTTGAGATAAACAAGGAATTTTACCGTAAGGCAAAAGAGCAGATGCTAAACCTTGATTATTGCCCCACGCAAGGTGGAAATCCAGGGCAGGTATCTTTATTGGATTTTGTCGCGCCAAAAGAATGACGATGTTTGAAATGATTTAAATAGGAGGTGGGGAGAAAGTGACAGACCACGAAATAATATTGCAGATACTTGACGAACTGCACGAAATCAAGGAATTGTTATTGCAGAGCAAGGCGATATTCAAGAAACCGACAATCGCGGAAATCGAGGCATATTGTAAGGAACGCGGAAACGGCGTTTCGGCGACAGCGTTTTACAACTACTACGAATCGAAAAATTGGTTTGTGGGTAAATCGAAAATGAAAGATTGGAAAGCGGCGGTCAGGACTTGGGAACGCGCAGAAGATAAGAGCATAGCGGACGAGGTGGCGAATTGGTAAAACGGATTACGGAAGAAGAATTTAAAACGCTTGTTATCAAGCTCAAAACCGTATATTCGTCTTTCAAGGAATTTATCAAGGACAAACCCGCTTTCGACACTTGGTACGAAGCGATATGTGACCTTAAATTTTCTTGGCTTTCAGAATCCGTAAGAGAATACATTGCAAAGGGGCAATATCCGCCGACACCTGCCGATTTAAGAAATGGTTGCGAGCCGTATATACAGATGGAACACGAATACATCGACGCGCTTTACAACATATTCGACGAGATCGTGCGATATTACCCCGACGGATTCAAGAATACCGATTCGGCTATGACCGAGTACAAGGCGATACTGAAAACAGAACGCATTTTGTCGAAAAAGGTTGACCTCGCGAATAAGTTATACACGATCGTTCGGACTTATGTTGATGGGCTGACCGAGGGGAGCAAAATCCCAGACTTACCATTATTCATTAAGGAGGCAAGCAAGACATTATGACGGATATATCGGAAATACATATAATCGGCTCGCTGTTAATGGATAGTGAGGCAATCGGCAAAGTCGCCGATGTGTTAGAGCCGGAAATGTTCACACATTCGATTTTGCGAAAGATATACGCCGAGTATCAAAGGAATTATGAGAACAACAAGGTTACAACGCTAGGAATGTTGCAGAGCGCAATCGTGGGCGATAATTGCTCGGAAGAAGTGTTCCTGCGATTGATAAAGGAATGTAACAAGCAGACGATTACAAGCGCAACGATAGGCGGTGACGCAGATCTCTTGGCAAAGCGCTACAAAGCCGACAAAGCGAATTTAATCCTATCGAGGCATAAGTTTACGCCCGAAACAGTAAATGACGATTTAGGGGCGGTTTTAAGCGAATTAGAAGTATTGCAGAAGGACAGCGATACGAACTCGCAGACACTTTCGGAAATCGCAAAGCAATACAAGGACGAATACTTCACCGACAACAAAAAGGAAAAAGTAAAAATCGGTTTTTCGGCGATTGATAATTGCACATCCGGGCTAGAAGGCGGCGACCTTATCGTTTTGGGTGCGAGGCCTGCGGTCGGTAAATCAGCACTTGCCGCACAGATAGCATTATTTCTGTCGGAAAACAAGAAGGTTGCATACTTCAACCTAGAAATGCAATCGAAACTTATGTATGAGAGATTTTTGTCAAGCGCATCCGGCATCGGTTTACAGCGAATACGAAACGCGATCGCGTACTTGGGCGACGAAAAGCAGAGAATAAGCGAGGCGAACGCAAAGCTCGAAAACAACGAAAATCTTGTGATATATACGGGCAGCAGAACAATATCGCAAGTGCGCACGGAAGTTAGGCATTGCGGATTTGATGTTATCATCATTGACTACTTGCAACTCGTCAGACCCGACAAGCATTACAGCGGAAACCGTTACGCCGAAGTTGGCGACATTTCGCACAGCATAAAATCGCTTGCAATGGAACTGAACATCCCGATCATTGCATTGTCACAGTTAAACCGAGTAAATGATGAAACAAAAGAGCCGACAATGAACGATTTAAGGGAATCGGGCGACATTGAGCAGGACGCAAGTATCATAATGCTAATGTGGAATAAGACGGTGGCAGGTGCGCCAAAGCACATAAAAGGCTTGAAGATATGCAAGAACAGGCAAGGCGAATTAAAGACGATAGACCTGGAGTTTTGCGGCGATATGATGAAATTCACAGAATCGGACAGCGTGGCATACAACTTTAAACCGTCCGAACGATACGAAGCGCCAAAGCCTGCGACAGAGTGGAAGCCCGTCGATGATGATTTACCGTTTTAGGAGGACTTATGAGAAAAGAATATGAAAAAGGTTCGCCGGAGAACACGCTTTTTCGCGACATATATCTTATGGCAGAGGATTACGCGGTTGTAGAAGATACGGACGAATACAAGGACGGTTTTTTTCACAGAGCAGACGCAATCCTGCGAAAGTACGATAACACAAGCGCAAAGGAATTAGCGGTCGCGTTGGTACACGGATTTGATATATACGCGACAAACGGATTAAAGAAATTGCGAGGGATAGAATGAGAAACATCGAAAAACAGCAAATTGAACTATTGCGCAAGCACAAGCAATTACTTATTGCGAAACTTGTTGAGGATTGCGAGGAAATCAACAAACAGATAGCAGAAATAAAATCGGGTGAATGGCTGCGCAGGATAATCGGAAAGGAAGAAAAATGAACAGACAAACATACGGCGACAAAATACGATCAATGAATGATGCCGAACTTGCAAAGTTTTTGTGCTCCGTTGCGGATTTAAGCGACGACACAATATATTATGTTCCAGAAATCGGCTCGTTTATAGATTGGGCGTGGCTAGTAGAAAAGCTCGGCAAAGAATACGATTACGAAGAAGCGCAGATCGTTGAACTTGTAAAGTATTACGAACAGCAGGCGGTCTATTATGATTCCGTGGATTATAAAACTACGGCGGTAAAATCTGAAAAGACCG